CCGGTGCGGGAGGCTCTACCGGAGCGGGAGGCGCTACCGGCGCGGGAGGCTCTACCGGAGCGGGAGGCGCTACCGGAGCGGGAGGCCCGGGAACTGCCATAGCTTGACGGAGTTCCGCTTCAACCTGGGCCGCAAGCGCCTTGTCTATACCCCTTTTACGCTTCCACCCGAAAGGCGCTGTCGCGTATTTGGTCTTGGTGCCCGCGTGAATGCGTTCGTCCCAAGGGATACCATCTGCCAGTTCGACACCTTGGGGCGCAGTGGGCGTTTCGCTGGTTGGGGCCGTCCCGCATGCGAGGTCAGCGCTTACGATGGGGGCCAGTGCTGGCTCCATAGGAGGCGGTGCGGACTGTTCGTCGAACAGCGGCGTGACCCCCGTTTTGTTCGTAGTGACGCCAGCCAAAGCCGCGAAGAAATCGGCGGCGGCGGTGAGCGCCATGGGTTCATATGGGACTTTAAGCTCAATCACGCTATCAGACATTTTGTTTCTCCTGTACTGGATTTAAAAATTAATGCTTGTTTGACTGGATACTATACGCTACTATCCAACATGTCAATGACAAATAACGAAACGGAAAAAAAAATGTTGAGTAGACAATACCAAACGGATTTAAAAAACGGCGTATATAAAGCATGGGACGACGGGCACCAAAACGTCCTGGGTGTTCTGCCCACCGGAGGCGGTAAGACGTGGGTATTTTCCGAAATTATCGCCGAGCACAAAGGGCAAGCCGTAGCTATTGCCCACAGGCGCGAAATTATAAGTCAGATGTCCTTATCATTGGCAACGCATGGCGTGAGGCATCGTGTCATAGGACCGGACAACGTTATTAAGATGATAAACCGCCTCCACATGACGGAGCTCAGGAAATCTTTTTATCATCCATCGGCAAAGGTGGCCGTAGCAAGTGTGGATACTCTGATAGCCCGCCGGGAAAAGCTAAACGGCTGGTGTAACCAGATAACTCTTGTGGTTACGGACGAGGCGCACCACCTGTTAAAGAGCAACAAATGGGGCCGGGCTTTAACGATGTTCCCGCGTGCTAAGGGCCTGGGCGTCACGGCCACACCTTGCCGGGCGGACGGAAAAGGCTTGGGCGTTCATGCGGACGGCGTCTTTTCCACGATGGTAGAAGGCCCGCAAATGCGGTACCTGATCGACAACGGGTTTTTATCGCAATACCGGGTCTTCGCGCCGTTATCTGATATTGACCTTTCTACGGTTAATACCGGCGCGAACGGGGATTACACAAAACCGTCGCTTAAGGCGGCGGTGGCTAAATCCCAGGTGGTCGGCGACGTTGTGGCCCACTACCGCCGTATCGCCCCCGGCAAGCTGGGCGTAACATTTGCCACGGACGTTGAAACCGCTGGGAACATAGCGGACCACTTTAACGCGGCGGGCGTACCGGCGGCGGTGCTTCGTGCTAAAACGCCAGACAATGAGCGCATTAAAATAATGCGGGACTTCCGAAACCGGAAGCTTTTACAGCTCGTCAACGTCGATATCCTGAGTGAAGGGGTGGACGTTCCGGCGGTTGAGGTGGTCAGCATGGCCCGGCCCACCAAGTCGTTCAGCCTCTTCGCTCAACAGTTTGGCCGAGCGCTCCGCCCCTCCCCCGGTAAAGAGCACGCGATTATTATTGACCACGTGGGAAACGTCATACACCACGGCCTACCAGACGCACACAGGGTGTGGGCCTTGGACCGGCGGGAGAGGGTATCGCGCGGCACGCCTCCCGCCGTTATCCCAGTCAAAGCATGCCCACAGTGTACAGCTGTCTATGAACGGATTTATGCCGAATGCCCGTACTGCGGTTTTAAGCCCAAGCCCATGGCCCGGAGCGGCCCGGACCTTGTAGACGGGGATCTTAGCGAGCTGAGCCCCGAAGTGTTGGCCGCAATGCGCGGTAATGTCGTTGATGTGGGCTTAACCCCACAGGAGTACTTAGCGCAAAGTGGGGCGGGGAATTTACCGCACGTAGCGGCGATGTCAGCGGCCAAACAGTTCAGGCGGAAACAAGAGGCGCAATTAGACTTGCGGGGGACCATGGCGCTATGGGCCGGGTACCAACGCGCGGCGGGACGGCCTGACTCAGAAAGCTACAGGCGGTTCTACCACGCGTTCGGTACCGACGTGCTGAGCGCCCAGGCGCTCGGACGGCGCGAAGCGGTCGAATTAAAACAAGCTATTGACCGGGTTATAACTAACGAGTATTAATAGGATGGAGGCGACGACATGAATATTTATGAATGGGCGAGAAAATGGGGCGTTTCTTACGCTGCGGTATTAGACTTAAAACAAAAGTTCGGTACCGCCGGTGCGGGGCATAGGTGTTCGACAGAAGGGGAGTCTGAGGCGGCTGTACAGAACCGGGTGCGTCTGGAAGCTTCCCGCGTGGGGGCCCGCGTGTGGCGGAATAACGTAGGGGCCACTTACACGAAAAACGGAGATTTTATTCGGTATGGACTGGCGAACGATTCGCAACAGATGAACAAAATTATCAAGTCTTCAGACCTTATCGGTTTACGCCCGGTTCTTATCAGGCCGCACCATGTGGGGCAGACGCTTGGAGTGTTCCTGGCCCGAGAGGTAAAGGCCGCCGGGTGGCGGTATACCGGGACGGAACGGGAAGTGGCGCAACTTAAATTTTTAGAACTTGTGGCCTCTCTGGGTGGAGACGCAGCATTTGCAAATTCAGAGGGGACCATTTCAAATGAATAAACAGAGAATCGAAGACGTGATGTTCAAGCTGGCCGAAGAGTTTGGGCTGGTGAACATCACAAAGACACAATTGTGCGAGGCGGCGGGCATTCCCGTCGGGTCGTTTCACCATTTCATGGGCTGTACCTTTTCCGAGTTCGTCAAAGAGATGAGGCAGAAGTACCCTGCCGACCCCCCCGACGATATCACACGGGCGCGGGTTAACCCGGAGGATCGGAAAAAGCATATTGTGGCCAAGGCGCTCCAACTCGCACAGGTTTATGGTTTCGACCAGATCACGCAACAACAGGTAGCAAAATACGTGGGGGTATCTGGGGCACTTGTGACTCGGTATTTTACCATGCCGAAACTCCGGGAGGCGGTACTCTTGAGGGCTATCGAAACCGAGACGCTTGAGGTTATCGCCCAAGGCATGGCGAAACACCACAAAGTGATGCGCGGGGTAGACCCCGACTTGGCGGCGCGCACCTGCGCGTATCTGCTAACAACCAGCAACCGATAAAGAAGAGGCGCACCATGGAGACATTACCGGATGCGTTAAAAGCCTTCGGGGCCTACCCCCAATTTATCCTTTACAAACTTGTGCCGGCCAGCAACGGGAAAATGGACAAGCTACCTGTTGATCACCGGACGCTCGACGTTTTTGCCAAGGGGTCGAACTGGCAAACGGACCCGGCGGCAAAGACCACGTTTGACGCGGCGGCTTTCTTGGCGGCGCAGTTAGGCGCAAGCCACGGGGTGGGATTTTTCATTTCCGAGTCAGACCCGTTTTTTTTTGTGGACATCGATAACTGCTTGAGGGGGGCTGAGTGGTCCACCGACGCCATGAACATCTTACGGGCTCTTCCTGGCGCCGCCATCGAGGTGTCACAATCTGGCAAAGGTTTGCATGTCTTTGGGCAATACGCTGGAAGCGCCCCGGACCATGCGTGCAAGAACACCCCCCTGGGGATCGAGATGTACACCAAGGGGCGCTTTGTGGCCTTGACGGGGAAGCGCACAGTGGGTTCGGCGGCGTTGGACTGTACGGCAAACCTGGCCGCCCTGGTCAATGCGTATTTCCCCCCATCGGCTGGCGCGGGTGCGGTTTTAGCCTGGACGACCGAGCCGGTACCGGAATACACGGGGGCATGGACGGATGAAGAGCTGGTGCGCAAGGCGGGTTCCGCCCGTTCCGCCCGTTCCGCCTTTGACGACAGTGTAAGCTTCGCCGCGCTTTGGAACGCTGAGGAGTCCGCCCTCGCCGTGGCCTACCCCCCGCAGAATAACAACGACCCTTTCGACCGTAGCAGCGCTGATGCCGCTTTGGCCCAGCACTTGGCGTTTTGGACCGGGAACAATTGCGAGCGGATCCAAGCGTTAATGTTCGAATCGGGGCTGAGACGGGACAAGTGGGACCGGAAGGACTATTTACACCGGACCATTACCCGCGCCGTGGGGCGTCAAACTACCGTTTATTCGGCCGCAAAGGTCCCGGACGCATCAGACGCCCCGAAGCTCAGCGGAAGCGGGCCGCAAGCAGATTACGCGGCGTCGATTCGGGCCCAAAAGCTTGCCGAATACGACGGCGACGAAGAAGGGCGGCAACTGCTCCTCAAGCGCACAAAATCCAAGTTTTGGCTGGACAACAAACACAAGACAGCGGCGGAAATGGTGGCGTCTATCACACCCGTTACGGTGGTAACGCGGCCCTTCTTACTCAAGCCGGAATTTGTGGCCGGGTATCAATTCCTAGGGCCGGAACAACAAGCCGAGTTCTTCGAAGGGTGCGTTTACACACAAAAAGAACATCGGGTTTTTGTACCGTCCGGAGCGCTCTTGAAGCCCGAACAGTTCAATGCCACATACGGGGGCTACGTGTTTGCTGTGGATGACAGCGGGGACAAGACCACACGTAAAGCTTTCGAGGCTTTGACCGAATCCCAAGCGGTACGGTACCCGAAAGCCGACACCGTCTGCTTCCGCCCGGATCTTAAACCCGGGGCCTTGGTTGAACAGGACGGCCAGTTATGTGTGAACACATACGTCCCAGTGACGACCCCGCGCAAGGTGGGCGACGCGTCGCCCTTTCTTACACACCTCGCAAAACTGTTGCCGGAACCTCGCGACAGACAAATATTATTGGCGTATATGGCGGCGTGCGTCCAACATAAAGGCGTCAAGTTCCAATGGGCCCCGCTTATCCAGGGGGTGGAAGGCAATGGTAAAACATTTCTCACTCGGTGTGTTTCGGCGGCTATAGGTGAACGTTATGTGCATTTACCGCCCGCGTCGGAAATAAGCGAGAAATTCAACGCGTGGCTCTTCAATACCTTGTTTGTCGGTGTCGAGGACGTTTACGTTTCAGATAATAAGCGCGAAGTCATTGAGATTTTAAAACCGATGATCACGAGTACCCGGCTCGCCAAGCGTGCCATGCAGCAGAACCAAAGTATGCACGATGTTTGCTGTAATTTTATTTTTAACTCGAACCACAAAGATGGGGTGAAAAAGACACGGAACGACCGGCGCTTTGCTGTATTCTTCTGCGCGCAACAGGAGGCAAAAGATTTGTGCCGCGACGGTATGACGGGCTCTTACTTTCCGGATCTTTACGCATGGCTCCGGGCGGATGGTTACGCCATCGTCACGGAGTACTTGAACACCTATCCGATACCCGACGAGCTTAACCCGGCGACGGCTTGCCACCGGGCCCCGGAAACGTCATCGACGCAACACGCTATCCTTGAATCTATGGGCGGTATTGAGCAGGAGATTTTAGAAGCAATCGACGAAGGGCGTCCGGGTTTTGCGGGGGGTTGGGTGTCGTCCATGTCCCTGGATCTAATGCTACGGAACAAGCGGCGGGATATGTCGATACCGATCAATAAGCGCCGGGCGTTGCTTAAGACCCTGGGATACGACTGGCACCCCGCGCTTAGCAATGGACGGGTGAATAACCCGGTAATGCCAGACAACGGGAAGCCCCGCCTTTTTATACGAGAGGGGCACCCGCATATTAATTTAACGACGCCGAAAGATGTCGCCGCAGTTTACGAAGCAGCCCAAACCGCAGGGGGCGGACCCATTGGTAAAGTGGCAGAAGCGTTTGGAGGTGGGGTATGAACGTCTTAGTGGCATGCGAGTATAGCGGCACCATACGGGACGCTTTTATCAAGACAGGGCATAACGCGGTGAGCTGCGACTTGTTGCCGACGGAACGAGAGGGACCGCACTACCAAGGAGATGTTCGGGATCTTTTAACCGCCGGGTGGGATTTGATGATAGCCCACCCGGACTGTACTTATTTAACGTGTTCAGCGGAATGGGCGTATAAGGACGGCCCCTATCACCAAAAGGTAAAACCCGAAACTCTGGTGGGCGCCGCACGTCGGGATGCCAGAGAAAGAGCGCTTGACTTTGTGCGGTTGTTAATGGCCGCGCCCATACCGAAGATAGCCATTGAAAACCCAAGAGGCGTAATCAGTACAAGGATTTGTCCCGCGTCCCAATATATCCAGCCTTACAACTTCGGGGACGACGCAAGCAAAATAACCGGCTTGTGGCTTAAAAACCTGCCCCTTCTGACGCCAACACAGAGACAGGCCGGGCGGCTCGTCGAATGGCCGAGCAATGGGGGGGAAGAATAATGGCGGGTTATATTAATTTAAAATTGAAGATAGTTGGGATGGACGAGGCGAGGCCAACTTATCCGATAAACGCCCGGTCGATTATTGTGGAGATGGGGAACAACGGGTTTGGTACGTTTAAAACGCATATACTGAAGAGTGGGGCCTTTCCCCATATCCACAAGTATCGCATTAAGCTTTACACAGGCACTCGGCTGTAGTAGGGTGAAATCCCTTGGTTGATCCTCCCCCCTACTTAGAAAACCCCCTCCCAAGTGTAAAAGCCGGGGAGGGGGTTTTCTCTGTTTAGCAATTACAATCTTGAATCCTGATCATCTTTTCTGTTGGGTCGTTGTCGATGGCCTTAAACACCGGGTTATCTTCCTCCATGCGGCGTTCAAGGCGTTCAAGTTTGGTTTTTATCCAGCTTTTCACATTTTCCGGACCGGAAAATGTCGTGAGGTAGTCGGTCGCTCGGGTAGATAGGACCCAGGCGGTGCCGATGTCGAGACTTGACGGGGCTGAAGCGCAACAAACGCGCCATACGGCTTTGCATAAGTAGTCCCTCGCCTGTTTCAAGTCCACCGGCACCGGCACCGGCCCCCACCGTAAGGGGCGTACAGCTACCAACTGGCGCGACAGAATAATGACGTCCGCAGATTCCTCGGCGAGGTCTTCAGCCAAGAGACGGCCCCGTTTATACCGTTGGATACCTGCGATAAGTTCGACGCATTCCTCGATAAATATTTCCGTTTGAACCTTAATCCCATAGTGTTCAAGTGCTCTTTTATAGATATCCATTTGATTATACCCTTCGTTGAGACCTCGTCAGCCGTTGATATCTTCGACAGGTGGCACGTAGGAATCAAAGGCCACTTTTATCAGCTGGTTCACTCGGGCGGCTTAAAATCGAATGCGCCGCCCGAGTGTCATTCAACCACCTCTATCCCATTTCGCTTTGCGATGTTAAAAAGGGGCGCGAGGGCTAAAGACTCACGCGGTATCTGCCAACCACCGGACTTATACACGCCGGGGATCGTCCCAAGGCGCTTATGTATTGCCGATTGGGTGACCCCCACCAAATCAGCCACTCGGGTGGGGGTCAACGTCAGTTCTATCTTTGCAATTTCTATTTTCATATTTCTCCCGTTTCCTTGACTCGATGAAACCCATTAACATACGAGCAAAGTTTTTCGAGTAATTCTTTTTCCTCGTCCGTGACATTTTCGGCGTACTTGATAAGAAATGCAGCGTGGTACATTATTTGCCTTCTTTGCTTTTCATCGGTTTTCATTTTCAAGGACCCGCACCAAAGCGGAAGGCAAGAAAAGTCAAGGTCCGCTTCGGTAAGGTCCGCTTCGGTAAGGTCCGCTTCGGTAAGGTCCGCCCCGGGGTGCGTGAAAATTACGTTTCCCGTGAGTCGGCTTTTAATCTTGTACATTATTTTGTGCCCCCGCTGTCTGCCTTACAATCTGTTGACGATACATTTCGATTTGATCCGCAAGAATCAGGACCAAGTCTTTAGAATCCATGCCTGCTTACCCCCCCCTTTTTTTTGTTTGGTTAATCCGTCTTATGGATACTAAGTTATAGAACTATAACCTTCCTGTCAACAGTTACTTTGTAATTAATTTAGTTTTGCGGTATGTTGAGCCTGTACCTCAACTTAGCATAAAGGTAACCCTATATGACACTTGAGCTGTTAAAGATGCTTTGCCGGGATTATAACCTGCATTTATGCTTGGTTTTTTCCTGTGCGGCTGTTTCGAATGCTATCCTGTTACTCAACGCCCGAAACGACCGGCGGTATAATAAGCGCGAGTTTGAGTATGTCTATCGTGAGATAGATACTGATAGAAAAAAAATTGAGGGCGTTGAATCTGGTCTTAAAGAAGTGGCGAGGGGGCAAGTAGAGACAGACAAAAAGGTCGTAGAAGTCTTGCATGAAATACGCGAGGCTAAAATCAAACTCGAAGAAAAATTCAGGAGGTATCATGCCGAAAGAGAAGAAACCGAAGACAAAGAAAGGGAATGCCACATCGGGTGTGGGCAAACGGAAACCACCTAAAAAGAGAGCAAGCTAAACCATGAGAAAAGCGGGGAGGGTAGTAACGTGTTGTGTCATCTGGGCGCTGATGCTGTCAGGGGTTGCCCTCGATAACGTGGACGCCTGGGAGGCTCTGAGCCTGGAACAGTGGCAAAGCTGGTACGCCGTAACGGCTGAAACGCAGCTCATCGGGTTTGCGTTTCTGGCCTTCACGGTGTGCCCTTACCGCCGGGTAGAGTTTAAAGCAGCGTCTTTCTTTATGGTGTTGTGGCGTGTCTTTGTCGCGGCGGTCAATTGGTGGGGGCTTCCCATCTTTTACAGCCCGGTATTCCTGTGGGGCTGTGGGGGCTTCTATCTGGCATGGCTGCTTCGGGCGGTTGGCATGAAGCGACATCGGGAAGGACCCGCACAGGAAGGTGCGTATTATTTCTATATGCCGATCCACAGCGTGTGGGACTTGGTTAAGTCGGTGTTTCTGCCTTGGAGCATGGCACGATACGAGAGTGTCTTCATAATCGAAGGGGGCACAATGTGGGCGGTTCACCATGAGCGCTTTGTGATACGCCAGGTGGCCGACACGAACATAACAAGTCGTATAGGCGTTAAGGTATGGATCGGTCGTGGGCTTCTCGCTCATGAGCGGTTGAGACTTAACGCTTTGATCGGCAAACGGGCGGTTCCGGGAATCCGGGATTGCCGAAAGTTACAGGTGGTATAGATGACAGGATTAGAAATTGTTGGCTTGATTGGTTTGGTCGGATGGCTCGGTGACAACATTCTCGCCGAGCTTAAAGTGCCGCAGAACTCAGCGTGGCAGGTCGTGAAAGCGGTATTCAGCGCGCTATCGAAACTTAAGAAGTAGCGGGTGACACGCGCGGTACGCCCCATGCGTACCGCGCGTGTTGGATTGGCGCGGTTATAGGCCTACGAGGCGCATAGCGCATCGGCCGGAACAGCACGGAAAACGCACCTGATAACCGCCCCCCCCTTTTTTTTTTTTCGTGGGGAGCTATTTAACCGTGGGGGTTTATTATTCCGTCGTTTGGGTCCACGCACCATCAGTGCTGTTGCGGGTCCCACAGCTGGTAGTGGTAATGGCCCTGCACTATGATGGGACCTTGGCAACCAACCGTTCACACGCTTCTTTGCACTTGCCCCCTGTATTTTAAATAATCAGACTCCTCTCCCCTTATGACATTCTATGCAGTTTCCGGTTGATGCGTATCGGTAGCCGTTATGGCCGCGTCGGCAGGGTTTGCCGGTGCGGTACACTTTGAGGCCCAGGGCCTTGGCCTGGGCTTTGGGTAAAATCAAGTCAGGTTGTGACTTCATCATGATCTGTTCGGGTGTCATCCCGTCGGCGGTTCCACGTGAGGTGCCGACGGGATGACACCCCTGACACCGACCGTTATCCACCCGACGCAAATCGTACCCGCCACAGATGGGGCACGGTGTGTCCGGCGTGTACCATTTTTCGCCCGCCTTTATCGCCTCTTGGCGGGGGGAGAGCGCGAGCTTTTCTTGTTCGCATAGAAAACACTTGCCCTCAATTGTCCGAAGGTGCATGTGACCGCTATCGGGGCACGGCTCCGGGTGGACATATAATCCCACACCCAGTAAGGCGGCAGCGCCCGCGTTACTGGGTGAGCCTTCGGGTACTTCTTGAAACAAACTGGTCACTCGGTCGTAATGCTCGCGTGATACTTCCCGGTTCCAAGTTTCGGGGCTTACCCCCCCTTGGGTTTTGTATGTAGTTCGGATGACGCCCATGTCCGGGTCAATGGTAAAGTCCATGAGGTTCAGCGCGTAGCAATAAAAATCGCCCGCGTCGAGGCGGGAGCACTGGACACATTTAGAGTTCTTCGTATAGCAGATATGCTTTCCGCATACCGGGCACGACTCCGGGTTGTGGTAGCGTTTGCTACGCGCCCTTTTTGCCGCTTCGAGGCCGTATGATCGAGGGTAAGGTTGCCCGTCCGGACCCCAGTACATTTTTGCCATGGTAGTTTCCTTTTCAGTTAAAAGATAGATTGAGATAAAAATACCATAAATGAATACTGCCAACATGTCAAGCAAAAGCGAAAATATACTACGATTGTATATACAAGCCCGCTTACCCCGAGCGGGGGGGGTGGGCTTTCCGTAAAAAAACTGGTGTGTTAAAGAGGTTTACCCATACCCCACAGGTGGTCCAACTCTCTATAGCCTTTTTTGTGTTTGTATTATTTTGTATATATGTATGTTGTTATATTTTTGTATGTATACTTACTAAATACTATCTACACTTATTTACTACGTAGAACCTAATAATTGGGGGTTAGGGGTATATAATAAGAGAAAAGGGGTAAAAACAGATAGTTAGTTCCAACCCCAGATAAAAAAGTGCTATCGGGGTCACGGGGTAGGGTTGAATTGTGGATTTGCGCGTGGTACAGTGGGGGGGGCAAACAGCGAGGAGATAACCTGTGAATATAGCCAAACGAACATTTAATCCATTGCTCAGCCCCACGTTTCGCCATTCTCAGGCGGAGAACGCAGAACTTCGGTATACAGGCAATTGGGGCGCGACGATCCAACCCGATACAATTTCATCGTCTACGTGGGTGGTTGAACGCGGCGATGCGGTTGTATCGGACGAGGCTTTTACCGACGGGAACACCTCGGCGGTGATTTCCGGCCCGGCTGGCGAGTCGATAATTGTTAATAAGATCGTGTCCTCTTCAGGCGAAGTGGATGAACGTATACTCTTACTTAAAATAACAGCAAACTACGGCCCCTTCGCTAATCGGGGCTATGGTTTTGGCTGTTGATCGTAGGTTTAACATATGAGCGTTAGAGAGAAACATAAAGCTACGCTCCTGCAAGCTATGGGCGACCCTGAGCGGCCTTTTCCGGGGCGGGGCGAGCTTCCCGGTATTCTTGGTATTAGCGCCCAAGCCATGTACCGGCATTTCTCCCCCGGTGAGCTTTCTCAAATCGAATCGGAAGCCGTGGATATTCGGAAAGCTTCTTGCTCTCGGCAGCGGGCGAACGTACTCGAAGCGCTGTATCGTCGCGCCATGGGTTTCAGCCACCTGGAAACGAAGCTACACGTTATCGACGACGAGGTGGTTAGGACGGAAGTTATCAAGACGTACCCCCCGGACCGCGCCGCAGCACAAGAGTTTCTGGACCGCACGGAGGGGAAGGTAACCGAAAAGAAAGAGATCACAGGAGGGGACGGCGCGCCGCTCGTCCCTACGCTGAATGTCACACTTACCGGAGCTTAACCTATCGCTTCATGCGAAGCAGACCGTCGCCTTCCTCTCCAAGGCGACGGAGATTCTGTATGGTGGCGCAGCTGGTGGCGGCAAGTCCCACTTGATGCGCGTTGCCTTGGTTATCTGGTGCTCTATGATACCGGGTCTTCAGGTGTACCTGTTTCGGCGTGTGTCGAAGGACCTCATTTCGAACCACATGGAGGGGCCGAATGGGTTCCGTAACATGATGTCTCCTTGGGTAATTGGCAGCTTTGTTCGCGTCGTGGATAATGAGATACGGTTCTGGAATGGGTCTAAGATTTTTCTGTGCCATTGCCAGTACGAAAAGAATATGTATGATTACGACGGCGTGGAAATTCACGTTCTCGTTATCGACGAGCTGACTCATTTTACAGAAAAGATTTATCGCTTCCTTCGGGGCCGCGTTCGCGCCGTCGGCCTCCCTGAGTTGCCGGATGACCTGAAAGGTTGTTTTCCGCGCGTGTTGTGTGGTACCAATCCGGGTAACGTGGGGCACTCATGGGTTAAAAGCTCGTTCATCGACAACTGTCAACCGCTTGAGATTCGACAGATGGACGACGAAGAGGGTGGAATGCTCCGGCAGTTTATCCCGGCCCTTCTCGAGGACAACCCGAGCATGACGAAGGATGACCCGACGTATGAGGCGAAACTCTTGGGCCTGGGGTCCGAAGCGCTCGTGCGGGCCAAGCGGTATGGCGATTGGGATATTGTGGAGGGGGCGTATTTCAACTGTTGGTCTCCGGCCAATGTTCTTGACCCCTTCCCGATTCCTTCGCATTGGACCCGGTTCTGTTCGTTTGACTGGGGGTCGGCTAAGCCGTTTTCCGTCGGCTGGTATGCTGTTTCAGACGGGCACTTGACGAAAGACGGGCTTTACATTCCCACTGGTGCCATGGTTAAATATCGTGAATGGTACGGATGTAAAGAGGGGAAGCCCGACACCGGCCTCAAGCTCACAGTCGAGCAGGTGGGCCGGGGCATTATAGAGCGTACCGGATCGGAACGGGTGCTTTATTCTGTAGCAGATCCAGCTATCTTTGCCATGGACGGCGGGCCGTCCATGGCTTCACGTTTCGCCGGGGAGGGTGTTTATTTCGCTAAGGCGGACAACAAACGTGTGGCCACCAGGGGTGCGGTTGGTGGATGGGACCAAATGCGCGCCCGGCTTATCGGTGAAGACGGTCGGCCTATGTTATATTTTTTCTCTACGTGCTACGATTCGATCCGAACCATACCAGCGCTACAGCACGACCCGACCAAGCCAGAGGACTTAGATACCAAGATGGAGGACCATGCGGCAGACGAATGCCGCTACGCTTGTATGTCTAATCCTTGGGCCACAACCGTTACAGCGCCGCGCCGGGAAGACCGCTACACTGGGTACGCAGAATCAGAAGAGGATGACGGATGGCGAACAGTGTAAACAGAGACGACGAACTTACCAAGCTGATCGGCTTTGTGGAAGAATACATAGACGCCACAGAAGAATCACGTCAGCTTTCCGAGCGGTGCCGTGACTATTACGATGGTTACCAGTGGACCGAAGCGGAACGCGAGGCACTGAAGGCCCGGAAGCAGCCTTGCATCACAAACAATCGCATCAAGCCAAAGATCCAATTTCTCCGTGGTATGGAGATGCAGACCCGAACCGACCCTAAAGCCTTCCCCCGCAGTCCCGACGACGAAGAAAGCGCCGAAGTGGCTACCGACATGTTGCGCTACATCGCTGATAACAACCACTCCGAACAGAAATATTCAAAGGGGTTTCTTCGGTATCTGGTGGAGGGCACACAGGGCCATGAGGTTATTGTTGAAGACCGCAGCGGCAAGTTCGAGGTTGTGCATAACGTCATGGACTGGGACCGCCTGTGGTACGACCCACACGCTAGGGAGGAGGATTTTTCCGACGCACGTTACCTGGGCACGCTCCAGTGGATGGACCAAGCGGAGGGCAAAGAAGAGTACCCCGACGCGCCCGACACGGTTTGGGTGTGTGACGACGGCGATAGCTCCGACACCTTCGAGGACAAGCCGTCTTTCTTCACCGACAAGAAGCGCAGGCGGGTCCGCGTGTTCTTTGCGTATTATATCAAGCGGGGCGTATGGCATTACGCGATCTTTACTAAGGGCGGGTTTATCAAAGCCCCCGCGCCCTCCCCATATCTCGACGAAGACGGCAAACCCGAACCGCAGTTTGTCTTTCAATCTGCTTTTGTGGACTTAGACGGCGGGCGTTACGGCGAGGTAGCGAGCTATCTTGACCTTCAGGACGAGGTTAACAAGCGCCGATCCAAGCTGTTGCACCTCATGTCCGTGCGTCAAACGTTCGCCACCAAGGGCGCGGGTGGTGGCGGACAAGGTGTCTCAACACTTAAAAGCGAGCTGTCCAAGCCGGACGGTCATTTAGAGTTTACAACGGGCGAGTTTGGCCGCGACTTTGGCGTCCTGCCTACCACAGACATGGCGTCCGGCCAAGCCAATCTATTAACTGAGGCGAAACAGGAAATCGACGCCCAGGGGGCCAACGCCGCCCTTGCAGGGACGGACCCCCGGCAGCTTTCGGGCCGCGCGGTTCAGTCCCTGCAACAGGGTGGGAGTGTCGAGATTGGCCCGCTCTTTGACGGGAATAAGCATTGTAAGAACCGTGTCGAGCGTATGAAGTTTAACAGGGCCAAGCAGTTTTGGACTGAAGAGCGTTGGGTCCGGGTTACCGATAGCGAGGAAAAGCTGAAGTTTACCGGGATCAACCGACGTGTCACCTTGGAAGACCAAATCGTAGAAGAGTTCGGCGCTGTTCCACCCCAGTTCCAAAGCGACCCGCGTTTGAAAATGGTTGTTGGCATTGAAAATCCTGTGAACGAACTCGATGTGGATATCATTATTTCAGAGTCACCCAACACGGTAACGCTTCAGCAAGAACAGTTCGAGCTGCTCGCGTCTCTTTACCAAGCCAACCCCAACGCTGTACCCTTCGAACTGCTTATCAAGGCCAGCCAGCTCCGAAACAAGGACGAGTTGTTAAAGCTGATCCAAGGCGGCAACGAGGAACAACAGGCGGCACTTGTTCGGGCGCGAGAGCAAGAACGGCAAGAGCGAAATCAGCTGTTGAAAGCTGTTGCTGTTGCTGGCATAAAAGAAACAGAAGCAAACACGGCGGATAAACTTGCATCGGCTGAGAAAAAGCGGGTCGAAGCTGAAGAAACCGCCATTGACGCAGCGATTAAGTCGCAGGAAGCAACCGCACCGGTGACACAGGTGATTCAGTGATAGTCAAAGTACCCAAAAAGCACACGCAATACCGATGGATCGCAAACGAGTTCGCCAAGGTGAAAAACGTGGAGTCTGTAACGATCGACTTTACTGAGGATGGCATGAATCTGTTTCTTTCGAACGAGAAAGACGGGGACGCGAAAAAGACTTTTGAGTTTCCTCTTCGCCGCCTCTTCTTTGCTGACTTCGCCAATGCCAAGAACGTGAAGAACGCTTACGATGTCTTGGAACTTGATGACCCGGCGGCAATGGTGACGATCGGGAAGGCCAAGGCGAACGTATTTTTTAACCCAAATGAGGCACAATGAAAAAGTATATCGGCGTAAAAGTGAGAGGTGCGAGACCCATGACCCGGATTGAATATAACGAACTTCGTCGGCGGGCAACTTCCGCCCACGAAAACGGAGCGGACCCTCGGATGCTTAAAGACGACGGCACAAGATGATATATCCACTTGGCCTCATCGGGATCTGATTCCTTGGCCGAAGATTGGGTTATTCTTGAATAAACGGTAACACCACCCGCCGCCGGGGAACGGGCGAGTCCAACCAATACCGCCGCCGGGAAACGGGCGAGAAAGGATTGAAAGATGCCGGGAGAGCAAACTGTGAACACAGAGGCCGAAGAGCAAAATGTTGAAGAGATTGTCGAAACAGACCTGTTGAGCGAGGTTTTCGGCGACAGGTACCCGCTTTCTGAAATGGGCGAGGAAACACCGGAGACGCCAGCCGCAGAAACGGAAGAAAAGGTCGATGAAGTACCGGCGACGACTGCCGAGTCTGTTGCCGCCAAACCGGAGGCTATCGCACCGAAGAGGTCCGACGCCGAGCAAGCAGGCGAGAATGCCGGATTGATGGCGGCGCTTATGGCGGAACGGCAGAAACGGCAAGCCCTGGAACGGCAGATTGCCGCTAAGCCCAAGGAACCCACAAGGTTTAACTGGGACAACCCGGAACAGACGATTGAGGCGATCAAGGCGGAACTCCGACAGGAGAACCAGACGAATCTCCTCAATCTGAGCGAGGCGAACGCCCAAGCCCGTCACGACGACTATGATGCAAAATATCAAGTCTTTGTGGGCATGGCGCAAGAAAACCCCGCTTTGATCCAGGCGATGCTCCAGCAGCCTGACCCGGCTGAGTATGCTTACCAGCTCGCATCACAACGCATTTTTCAAAATGAAGTAGGGGCGGACCCCCAAACCTACCGCGACAAACTTCGCGCCGAGTTGAGGCTTGAAATTGAGGCCGAAATGAAAAGCGCGGCACAGTCCCGGCAGGATGTGGCGGCGAGCCTCCCGCCCAGTGCAAAGAGCATGACGGATAGAAGAACGCCCGTCGAAAACATTGACGACGATCCGCTCGGCTCACTGTTTCCCGGTGAGCATAGGAGCTAAAAAGGAGTAACACATATGGCCAGAACTCCCACCCCTGCGGCCCTGCAAGTTAAGCAGTGGGCCACCACGTTTTTCAAAGAGTATGTGCGGGATAACCGCTTCAAAAAATACATGGGGATGAACGAAAACGCGATCATCCACATCAAGGAAGACCTCGCCAAGAAGAAGGGCGACGCCCTCACCTTCCAGCTTGTCAACAAGCTTACCGGGACCGGCGTAACCGGTAACGGCATCCTCGAAGGCAACGAAGAGGCGCAGAACAGCGACGGCTATGAAATCAGCGTCTCTTACCTGCGTAACGCCGTACAGCGCACCCTGGAAGACGAACAGGCCACCACCATCGACTACTTGAACGCGGCCCGTGTGAGCCTCAAAAAGTGGATGATGGAAAAGATGCGCGACCACATCATCACGGCCCTGATGTCCATCGACGGCAAGGCGTACCTCGCGTCCCAGACCGTGGGTAACACCAACTACACCGCCGTAGCGTCCGAAGCCGACAAAGATGCATGGCTGGCCGCAAACGCTGACCGCGTGCTTTTCGGCGCGCTCAAGTCGAACAACTCCGGGAACGACCATTCCGCGTCCCTGGCGAACATCGATAACACCGCCGACAAGCTGTCTACCGCTGTGGGCGGTCTTGCCAAGCGCATGGCACAGACCGCTACCCCCGCCATCGGTCCCACTACGGTCAATGATGATCAAGAGTGGTACGTAATGTTTTGCAATAGCAACTCGTTCCGTGACCTCAAGACTGACAACGTCCTGACCCAGGCGAACCGTGAAGCGCGGCCCCGTAACGTCAAGAACAACCCCATTTTCACTGATGGGGATGAGGTGTACAACGGTATCATTTACCGCGAGATTCCCGAGATCCCCAACCTGGGCGGCGTCGGCGCTGCCGGTATTCAGGTCGGTGTGAACTTTCTTTGTGGCGTCCAGGCGGTTGGTATCGCCTTTGCCAAGCGTGCCACCCCCATCATGAACAACACTGACTACAACTTCCGTAAAGGTGTTGGCATCATGGAGATGCGCGGGATTAAGAAGCTCCAGTTTGAAGATCCGGACAACCCCGGATCTGATGTGGACCACGGCGTTGTGACTGTTTACACCGCCGCCGTTGACGATGCTTGATAAGGAGATAATACCATGGCAGCAGAAACACTGACCGGAACACGGGCGCAAAAAGGCGTTCCCGTTGCTGGCGTAGGCGACGGCGGTTCCCTCAAAGTGGCTTACGGATCTTACGATGTCGCGGCCAACGTGGAAGACGGCGACATCTTCGAGCTTTGCCGCGTCCCCGCCGGGGCCACCATTCTTGGCGGTTGGTTCCGTGGCGATGATCTCGATACCAACGCCACAGAAACCATTGACCTTGATATCGGATGGGCCGCAAACGGCGGGAGCGGCACGTATGACGACGGCGACCCCGACGGTCTTGCTAACTTGGGCGTGCTGACCGGTGATGCCTTCGCCGCCGGTAACGTGGCGAACGTGGTAAGCTACAACTACCCGCTCAATGGCCTGCTCAACACGGGCGTGTTCCCCACGTTTACACGGGAAACGGTTATCCAAGTTGAGGCCAACGCCGCCGCCGCTACTTTCGCAGCTGGTACCATCTCTATCGTTATTTTATACACGATGGGTTAACCACCCATAGCACCCGGAGCGGGGGGGGGGGGGGGGGGGGGGGGGGGGGGGGGGGGGGGGGGGGGGGGGGGGGGGGGGGGGGGGGGGGGGGGGGGG